AGGGAGATGAGTGGTGATCCGCACCCTCCTCCTATCCTTTGAAGCCTTTGCTGACAGCCTGCCCGGCAGGATCATTGCCTGGGGTTCGCTGATGGTGGCTGCTCCGCTGTGGGTGGGGCTTTTCCTGAATCGTATAGGAGCTTGGTAGTGGGCGAGGTCACGAAAATAGAGTGGTGCGATCACACGTGGAATCCGTGGATCGGTTGCACCAAAGTCGGCGCGCCCTGCGATAATTGCTATGCAGAAGACTTGATGGACAGGCGCTATGGGCGCGTCGAATGGGGGCCGGACGGAGATCGCGTCCGTACCGCAGCCACCACGTGGAACCAGCTTCGGAAGTGGAACCGTGCTGCGGCTCTGGCAGGGACGAGGCCGTTCGTGTTCTCGCTCAGCCTGGGCGACATTTGGGACAACCGGGTGCCGATGGCATGGAGGCGGGAAGCCTTTGACATGGCGCGCGAATGCTCGAACCTCGTCATGCTCTACCTCTCGAAGAGGATCGGCAATGCGGTGGAAATGGCGGTCGAATGCGGCGGCTTCCCTCCCAACGCTGCGCTGGGTTCTACCTTCGGAGACCAGCGTGATTACGATCGCGACAGGCTCAAGCTGAAAGAGGCAGCCGAGGTGCTGGGCGCGATGTTCACGTTCGGAAGCTTCGAGCCGCTTCTCGGGCCAGTGATCATCGACAAGTTTGCACCGGATTGGATCATTGTTGGCGGAGAGAGCGGGCGCAATGCGCGACCGATGGATCTGGAATGGGCGCGCAGCCTTCGCGACCAGGCTCAGCAGCTCGGCCGCGTGTTCAACTTCAAGCAGGTGGGCGGGCGCACGGCGGACAAGGGCGGTCATTACTTGGATGGAAAGCTGTATTTCGACCGTCCGCAGGTGCCGTCATGACCCTAACACCCGAACAGAAAGCGCGGGGGCTGGAGGGGCTACTAGACGCGCAAGGGCATAGGCCAGACTGTGCAATCAGGCTGCCTCATCCGGCTTCCATTTGCACATGCCACATCGCCGACAAACAGCGCGCGGAAACCTTCACTGCCGCCCTCCGCACCAAAAAGGACCATCCCGATGACTGAATTGACGGAGCTGGAGCGAGCATTCGAATATCTCGATGACCTGCGCGAAAGCGGCGCAATCAATATGTTCGGAGCGCGGCCGTATTTAGCGCGGGAGATGGGTATTCCACTTACTGAGGCCGGGAAAATCCTTTCTCTCTGGATGGAAACCTACGACGGTGAGAAATCGGTTGCCGATCGCGCACGCACCGCGCGGGCCGGAGGTGAAGGGTGAGCTTCCACCCCGCCGCACCGGAACGTTGGACCGTTCTTTGGCGGTCGTCCAGCAATTCGTTGGACGGAGAGCGATCACATATCCTGTGGGATAAAGGCCATCCGATCTTGTTCCACACTCGGGATGAGGCGCGGGAGTACATACGGTCTCACTATGGATACATCCTGCGACGTCCTGATCTGCGCCGCTATCCACATGGCTGGCTCATGCCCCAGCCGATCAAGGTTCGCGTAATTCTTTCACCCCTCGCGCCACCCCCTGACGCGAGCAATTGTCCGGTCCCTTCAAACACGCCGGACTCGCCCCTTCCTAGCGGGACTGACGGATCGGGCTACCGGAGATAGATGATGAGCTACGTTCGCTGGAGTACGCCCATCAAGCTGCCGGACGGCGTTGATGCTATGGACTACTACATAAACAGCAGCAAATGGAATGTCCCAACGTCCGACTTGTACATCTACGATCATGTCGGTGGCTTCGTGTCGATCAATGTCTCTGGCAATCGGCATAGGCCACAAGCGCCGTTCGACGGTCCGACCGTGATCGATGTTGACCCTGAAACCAAGTGCGGCCGCGCAAATCCGGCTTGGGTTGAGTGGTTAGACGAAGGGCGAGAGCCGATTGACCTTCCCGGAGCCGGGGAGACCTTTGAGTTTTCCGACATGGAAGATGCAATCGCCAAGGTTGAGGAGCTAATTGCGGCTGGCTTCCTAGCGCCGCCGTGGCTGATCCCAAGCATGCGCGGTGAGGAGGTCGAAGATGCCTAACCCCAACCCCCCGGCAGGCGTAGCTACTCCCGGCGATCCTGCTGCGGCATTGCACCGCCAGATCGATCTGGAGCGCCGCCTTCTGGAGCAGCTACGCGGCGTGCGGGAGTATCAGGCGTCTCTCTTAAGGGACTACTCCAAGGCTCATGGCTATCTCGTGCCGCTGACGGTCGAGCAGTTTATCCGGAATGAAAAGGTGGCGGCGTGACGGGCGAACATCTTTTGCAGCCAGCCGCCGATTGGCAGGACGAGAACTGGGCGACCCGGATTGACCGTTGCGCATCGATGCTTTTTCTACACGGCTACATTCCAATGAGCATGCGGGAGAAGATTGGAAAGAAGCTCGCCGCGCAATTCGAGAAAGCCGCTACAGAAGCCGGATGGGTTCGCAAGGCCGCCCCTCCCAGCCCCACGCAAGATGCGGGAGGCGGCGAGTGATCCCGATCTTCTCATTCGCGCTCGGCTTTGTCGCGGGCTGCTTCATATTTGACCGGGTTTGGCGATATTTAAATCGAATGCGCGACAGAATTGAGAAACTGCGCGATGAAGATACGATACTCCAAAAGGCGATTGAACTCGTTACGCGCACGGAGACTCGGCCATGACCCGCGAGGAGGAGCGCGCTGCGGTTGTGCGGATGCTTCAACATGAGGCCAACCTGCTCCTTAAGATGAGCAAGGAAGAGTATTATTCGTTGGCGCGACGCATTGAGTGCCACTACGCTTATGAAAATCTACGCGTACTGATCGCGCGCATTAATCGCGGCGAACATCGCCACCTCTCATATGGCGAGCCGGGATGATGGGGGCGGAGGTGCCCCGGCGCTTCGTCCGCTTTAAGCAGGCGGACATCAAGCGGGCGGCCAAGGGGCTGTCCGATGCCGGCGTGCATGATTTCAGGATAGAGATTGATCCGAACGGCAAGATGGTCATTCTAGCCGGTCAGGCGGCAGCCGTCGCCAACGACACGGGCTGGGAGGATTTCCGGTGAAGAAGATTGGAAGGCCGCGCACAAAGACGAACCGCTTCCTGCCCGAGTTCGTCTACGCCTATCGTGATCGCCACGGGAAGGTGCGCTATCGCTTCCGCCGCAAGGGCGTGGCCGACTATCACTTCAAGGCCCCGATCGGCACCGACGAGTTCCGCGCCGAATACAAGACATGCATGGACGGGGGTATTCCCAGGGCTATCGAGGAGCGCCACCAGCCTGGCACCTTCAACGACCTGATCGCCAAATATTATGCCTCGCCCAGGTGGAACAGCGTCAAGCGGTCCCACGCGACTCGCCAGCATGACCGGCGCATTATCGAAGAGTTTCGTTCCAAGCATGGCCACAGGCCGGTTGCGGGCATGAACTTCGCCAACTGTGAAAAGATCCTCGCTGCGAAAGCGGCCACCCCAACCGCAGCGAACAAGCTCCGCAAGCAATTGAAGCGCTTGCTGGGCTACGCCGTGGCCCTGGAGATGCGCAATAACAATCCGATGGACGAGACGCAGCCGCTGGACGTGGCTGGCGGAGGCCATCACACATGGGCCGAGGACGAGATAGCGAAATTCACTGAGCGCCATCCGCTAGGCACGAAAGCCTATCTCGCGATGATGCTCATGCTATGGACGGGAGCCCGACGCTCGGATGCGGCGAAGCTCGGACGCGGGAATATCAAGGACGGCTGGATCAGCTTTGTCACGACCAAAAACAAGAAGCTCGCCAAGATGCCGGTTGCCCCTCTCCTTTCCGAGGCAATCGTGGCGGCAGCCGATACCGGCGGCTTCACCTTCCTCGTGACTGAATATGGAAGGCCGTTCACGCGGGACGGGTTCGGTAACAAGATGCGCCAGTGGTGCGACGAGGCCGGCTTGCCGAACTGCACGTCACACGGGCTCAGAAAGGCCATTGCGCGGCGAATGGCAGAGCTTGGATTGAGCAATCAGCAGATGAAAGCAGTCTGCACCTGGAGCGGTGATTCCGAGGTCGCGCTGTACACCAAAGAGGCCGATCAGGCGGCGATGGCGAAGCAGGCGATGGACCGTCTTTCCGATTGGACTTTTGGGGAACCTGCCTCAAAGTTAGTAAAAGGAGGCGAGAATAATGGCTGAAAACCACCATATGATCAGTAAAGGTGGTGGGCCCGGAGGGACTGCCACAAGTTTTCTAGCTCAACAGCTTAGTTTGACGAACCTAGCGGTTAACGCCCACGGGAATCATAGGGCTAGCCGCAAAAGGTGCGAACCTTCCACCGCCCCCGCAGGAGGGGCGTGATGTCGGGCAAGCTCCGCGTCCTTTCACTGTTCGCTGGCATAGGCGGGTTCGACCTTGGCCTTGAGCGCGCCGGAATGACCACGGTCGCATTTGCGGAAACCAACCCATACGCCAGCGCGGTGCTGCGCAAGCATTGGCCTGAAGTGCCCAATCTGGGCGATGTCACGGAGGCTCACTATCCTGATGCAGATGTCATTTCCGCTGGATTTCCGTGCCAAGACATTAGCCTCGCCGGTAAAGGCGCCGGGCTGGCCGGGCAGCGTTCTGGACTCTGGCGGGAGGTTGTGCGTGCCATTCGCTTGGTACGACCGCGCTTCGTCGTGCTGGAGAACGTGGCAGCCTTGCTCCGTCGAGGGGTGGACAAGGTACTCGGGGACTTGGCCTCGAACGGGCTTGATGCGGAATGGGATTGCATACCAGCTTCCCACGTCGGTGCCCCGCACGGCCGCGATAGGTGGTGGGCTGTTGCCTACCCCGAGCGGGGTGAATGGTGGCAGGAACCATACTGTGGGTCGCTTGGACGAATGGGGCGGGAGCAGCAATCCGTTCCGTGGGACCGAGATTGGCAAGAAGCGCTGCGCGAGTTTCGAGGAATGGATGATGGGTCTACCTATCGGGTGGACCGCGTTGACACCATCCGAAATGCCGTCGTCCCGCAGATCCCGGAGCTGATCGGTCGAGCGATCCTCGCATCCCGAGCCGCAGCATGACACCTGCCCAAATCGATATCCTGCTCAACGGGGCTTTCGTCTATCAACGTAGCGACGGCACGGAATATGCCTCGTTCGACTATGCCATGCAGAAGCTTGGCGTCCGGTGCCTGCGCAGGACGGGCCCGCTTTCTGCTGAAGACCTTCAGCGTACCCCCGATCAGGTGCTGGCCCGTCTCAATCAAGAATTGGCCGCAGCATGCCCCACCTAAAGGAGAAACACGTGTCGGAAGAGATGAGGGAGGGCTCCGGCCTAGTCGTAAAGCCGTGGCGCGTTGCCGTTTCTGGGTATGGCGAGTACACCTATTTTGCCTCATCGCGCGGCAAAGCGCTGGCGCAAGCTTGGAACTCGTCGGCGTTCCTAGATTGGACATTCAAGGAATTTCTCAAGCGAGCGCGGGCGGTTCGCGAGGAGCCGTTGGGCCGATTCGGCGAATATATTGAGGTGGCTGGTAAGCCGGCATATCTGGTGAGCTACAACCGCCAATATATACAGTTCGTCCGGCCTGGCAGCGACGTCATCCTGAACAGTCATCCTTATGATGTTCAGCCGCCAGAAGCGCGGCGCGGGACCGACTATTATCAGCCTGCCCTCTCCACCCTTCGGGAGCAAACACCGTGAGCGATGTAATCTTCAAGCTGCGCCTTCTGATGATGCTGCTGCACAACGCCTTCGAAGAATGGAAACGCGAGATTTGGAGGCGCAACCTTGATGCACCCTACTGCTGTAGCGGCCACGAATGCGGCTGCATGGCATCAACCACAAGGGAGTTATACTCATGGCATCTGAAGCACCCATGACCACCAATCCCACGCCCCTGCCGCCCGAGGGGGTGACGGCCACCCAAGCCGATCGGGATGCCCTAAAGGCCGCTTGGAATGAATACGCCTGTTATATGGGCGATCCAGACGGCAAGGATGATATCGAGACGGCTTTCGAGGAGGCGGCAAAAATCATCGCCCGCCACCGCATCGCAGCAACCAGCGCGGCGGAGGGTGAGGTTGAGGCCGATGGGTGGCACCATCAACGGAACCATATACCGATCATCCAGTCGATCGTGGCGGATGCTCTTGATTCGATGGTCTCTGATACCGACCAGAAATCACGCGACGCCGCCGAGTGCATATTGTCCTACGTGAATCAGCATATCACGCCGGCCGCCACCAAGGCCGAAGCCGCGAATGCGCGATTGAAGGAGTTCATATCTGATCAAGCCACGCTTGCTGAAATGCGCATCAAAAACGGAATGGATTTGGGTGCAACCGTTTGGCGAATAGCTCTCGAAGACTTCACCCGCGAGAGCCGGGCGATCCTTGATCGCCTCGATCAGGGAGCGGAAGAGTGAGCGAGGATGATCTTCGTGATGCTATGCGTCAACGCTTCAAAGTCATGTCAATGCGCGAGTGGTGCCGGTTAACAGGGTGTAATGTCAGTCATGTCTCAAAGTTCATGACCGGACGAGGAGGGCCGCCATCAGGCTTGCTCCGCGCTCTCAATCTCGAAATTCAATACACCCGCAAGAGGAATTCCAAGCCATGACCGACACTGCACCCCAGGCATTGGCGGGGAAGCTGAGCGAGGCCCGGCGAATATACCTCGCGAGACCGCTCACCGATCCCGAAAGCATCCATCTCGCACTTGCACGTTTCAAGTTCATGGGCCGTCATTTGCGAAAACGTATTCGCAAGCATCAGCGGCGAGTGGGTCCTCTCATTAAGCGTCTAGATACAGCCTCAGACGCCCTCCGATCCTACCTCATGAGCAACAGCGAAGGGAAAGAGTGATGGTGAAAGATCCACGCGATGAAGCCGAGCACGCACTTGGTGATTTGAATATGGCAGGCGCTATCGAAGCTTTATGCGAACACAGTTTATTCCGTACAGCCGCTGGCCATCGCTTCGAGCAGCGCATCGCTAGATTATGTCGCGACCACATGCAGTTGCAACTTAAAGCTTATGACCGAGCGAGGGCCCGGCTGACTAACCCCCCACCCGTTCAAGCCGCGTCGGCGGTGGAGCAACGCGACCGTGACGACTACGCACGCCTAGTTGAAGGCGATAGCGACAACCCTCTACGTGTTGCCAAGGCAAACCGCATCTACGTTGGCGAGTATGACGATGAGGTTGCTCAATATGTTCGGGATACCGCCATCACCTCCCTCCAGGACACCCCCGATGCCGGATGACGTGACCGCGATGCTTGAACGAGAATATCTACGCGATGAATTGCTGCGTCAGGATATGCCGATTTGCGCAAGGTCGGTCATGTCGGACGACCCGGACCGTTTGGCAATTCCACCATCTGTTGCCTTTAAAGCCATCGAAGCCGCCATCATCGCAGAGCGTGAACGATGCGTTAAAGCAGTTTGGGATTCCGGCGGTGACAACTGTGAATACCATATCGCCGCCATCCGGTCCATCGGCGCAGAGGGAGGGGAGAATAGCGATGAGACGTAGCGTTTTGTTTATTGGCGGCACTATCATGAGCATAATCGCATTATGCGCAATGGTTACTCATAAGGACACGGCATCAATCGTCTATAGCGCCTTGGGTCTTACGCTTATGATATTAGCGATAGCGTCCCGCCCATGACCGCTCCGCCCTCGATCGATGCGCTGCTAGGTGATATCGTCACTATGGCGCACAATGCCGCAGAAGGGCGAGCCAGCCCACAATCTCTGCTGCGTTATATCAACAAGCGGATCGATGAATATCGCGCCGCCACCCTCGCGCCTGCCGCTCCGGTTGAGGGGATGGTGGAGCGATACAAGGCTGCGCTCGATCAAATCAGCGACGTTTGCAATCAACCACTCCCTGGTATCGATCTTGCACTAAACATCCGGGGCATAATTGCCATCCTCGACAAGCCGCAGGGCGTGGGAGATAATGGGGGATGAGCGTCAAGGCCTTCATCACCGACACTAAAACGGGCGAGACCAGAGAATATGACGCTGGCGAGGTGCATGAGGCGATCGAGTTTCTGTGGAACGAGGGGAATTATTCGTGCGATTGCAACCGCGCCATCTTCTTTGATGTGGCCGGCGGCGGTGACGGTAACCCTGAGCAACAGTGCGGCCTTGAGCGCTATATCGTCAAACTGGTCAGCGACGATGGAGAGATCATATTGGATGAGACCGAAAGCTCAGAGGCCCAAGAGATAGATCGGCGCGGGCTGGATTTGTGATGCGGCCCTCTGCTTCGGTGTGATCACAGGTGCAGCAACAGAGGCTCTTAGCTACCGGTGGGGCCAAGCCCGCCGCATCACGTTTCCCTCTTACCATCCCCCGATTCGCAGGGCAAGGATGAGCTCACCTGTCCCAATCCGGTACAACTTTCGTTAACCAAATCGGACTCGACTCAATAGCCCACGCTGGTCATCTTCCCGTCCCCTGACAGGGGAGAGTAGCATGCGATTCGCAGTGGCTTTGATTGCAGCGGCGTTGGCGGGACAGGCTGAGGCGGCGACGGTTGAAGATTTCGGTTTTGCCTTCGTCTTCCACAATGGAGCCGCGATAACACGGAGCCTGGGGACAGTCTCATTCACGCGCAGCGACGATCCCAATCTCTATCAGCCCAGCATCCCGTTCACCGTTAACTGGCTCCCGGGAAGCGAGCCCGCGCATGGATCGCTGACGGCTGCCTATGATGGGCTTGGCGGTTTCAGCCTGGAAGATGGTAACGGCTTCGGGTTTGCCTTCAATCCAATCGGCGACGGTAAATACGTTGGCAATATGAACTACGTCGATCCGTCAGGCCTTTACGGCTACGTCTTTTCCTACAAGCAACATGTCGTTCCTGGGACCACGCCTGCCAGCCTTTCCAGTCCTGTGCCCGAGCCCGCCTCATGGGCGCTGATGATCGCTGGGTTCGGACTGGCAGGAGCAACCTTACGCCGGAAGCGCGAGGGCGTTTACGTATAGTTAGGATACGGCCCGGAACGACTGACTCCTCCATTCTTGTACGTTGAAATCACACTGATGCAGTCGGTGCCGGGTTGGGCATAATTGTAGACCAGATTATTGCCGTCGAGGTGGCAATTATACAAGCAGCAAGCAACCGTCGGCATGCCGAGCAGGATCATGTTTCGCCCGAAGCTGGCGTTGATGTAGATCGTGTTGTCGATCATCCACGCGCCGCTGACGTTGCCGGTCGTGGGGGTGAAGTTCCCCTGTTCGTCCGGGAAGAACCACTGGCATTCGAGGTTGGTTACGGCTGTGATGTTGGCGTAGATACCAGCCCTGACAATACCCGCATCGCTACGATAGAACTGGAACAGGTCGGGATGGACGCCACCGACCGGAGGATAGTTCACCCCGGCAACCGTGTTATTGACGACACATCCCCACGAGTTGCTGAAGATGTCCCATCCGTTATTGGTGATCTGATTGTTGCGCGCCAGGGTGACGCCGTTGAGCGATTCGCGCGCCTTGTTGAAGGTGCTATCCTCGACATAAACGCCGTTGAGAAAACCGGTGCCGGGCTGGTTGTACGGCTGGCATCCCGCATTTTGCTTATCCCAGCCGTTGAAGCTGACGTTCTTGAACCAGAGCGCCTGCAGGCTGTTGGTGTTCGCGTAGACACGGATATTCAGCGTCAGATCCATGAGCGCGAGCCTGGTGATGCCAGGCGCGCCATCGGTCGAAGAGCCAGGGTTCAGGACAACATCGGAAGGGGAGACGCCGGGCGCCGCACGCAGACGAATGTAGCGCGAGTTGCACGTGGCTCCGGCGGATGAAAGATTGTAGCTGCCGCCCATCATGAGGATGTCGCCGCCACGGGTCGTGGCATTGGGCTGCGCTGCTACCAGTGCCGCTATGGCCTTCGAGATCGAGCGCCACGGATTGCCCGACGTGCCGTTCCCGGTCGTATCATTGCCGGAGCCGCTGATATAATAGTTTGCGGCGGGCAGTGTACCCCCGGCGTTGGTGTGGAAGAAGAAGCTGCCGGCCTTCATGAAGATATCGGTGCCTTGCGCGACGATCGGCGAGCCATCCTTTGGAACTACGGTCGCGCGCAGATCGCGCATGACGCCATCCGCGAAGTCGCTGGCGCGGACCTTGACCGGCCAGCCCCATATGCCATCGACGCTGTTATAGGTCGGCGACGAGACGCGAACGACCGTGCCTCCGTTGACCTGGAAGTCTACATAATTGATGCCAGCGGTCGGCTTCTGGTTGGCTTGCCATTGCGTGTTGCTGAAGACGCCGAACGCATAGAGCCAGACGACCAATTCGCCAGTGATGTCCTGAAAGCGGGTCGTTCCCCAGCGGACGGTAGGTGAATGATTATAGCCGGGGTTGGACGAACTGCCCACCGGCCCGGCTGGAGTCGTCGTGGTCCCCGCGAAGGTGCTGGTGGGGCTGGCCGGAGAGACCACGGGAATGCCGCTTGAGGAGGTCACTGTTAAAGAGAAGCTGGCGAGGTCGGCGGTCGAAGAGCCGTCCGAGACGCGCACAATAATCCCGCTGAAGCTTCCTGCATTCGCCGTCGAAAGCGACACAGTCGCCTGATCGCCCGCGCCGATCGGCGTCACCGTTGAGCCAGAAGGCGCATTGATCAGCGACGGTGTATAGCTCCCAGTTCCCCCATCAAAACTGACAGTGAAGGTCGCACTGGAGCCCTGAAGTGCCGTCGTGACGGGTGTGCCGGCGATCGAAAGGGGGATCGCGGGTGCGTCCTGGACGATTCCTGTAGGAAGGGTGTAGACGAAAGGGGCCTGGCCATCACCATTAACCGCCGCGACGGCAAGCCGGAGCTTTTGGCCGATCTGCCCGGTTGCGAGAACGAGCGTGATGGCCGTAGAGCCGGCGAGATCGGTCCAGCTATCGAATGTCGGAGCATCCGCCGTCTGCCACTGATAGGCGTAGCCGGTGATGAGCGATTCCGACGAGGTCCATGTTCCGTTGGCCCCGGTGAGGGTCTGGCCGTTAATGGCCGAGCCAGAGACCGTAGGCGCAACGGTATTCACCGCATAATCGCGCTTGCCGATGTGGCCGCGAAAGTTGAGACGCGACATATCAGATCCCCAAAAGCATGTTTGTTGGGACGTGGGTTGAGCCACCGCCGCCCCCGGCCGTGTCCCAAACCGCAAAGGTGTTTGCGACCCAGTTGGTATTCGTATTGGCGAATGCGCCGGGGTTGTCGGTCGTCGCGGCGGTCGATTGCTTCCATGCGCTGCCGAGCGTCACGACCGTGCTGTTGCTGTTGGCGGTGAAATTGGAATAACCGCTTGGGCCGGCACTGATCGCGGTGTCGGCCTTTACGGCGGCAAGCGCGAACCAGAGATAATCCTGCGTCCCGCCGAAGGGCGCAAGAGTAGGCGGGTCGGCTGTCGTGCTTGAGCCGGACGCTCCGTTGATATGTGCGCGCAATATGCTCCCACCCGTGATCGGAATCGAATAGGGATGGGCCACTCCTTTCCCGCTGCCCGAGCTGTGAATGGTAAAGACCGGATTGGTTTCCGAACTTGAGGCTGCCAGCGTATTTTGCTGATAGGTTCCCAGCCAGACGCCACCCGTGCCGTTTTCCCGGACCGCCGCCCAGCCCGTGGGGACATCCACCGACGTAACATTATTGAGAGCCAGGAACACGACCAGATAGTCGTTGATCTGATGCGGCATCAGGGTGACGGTGAAGTTCCCCGTGTTGCCATTGGAAATGGTCGTCGTCTGATAACTCGGCGTCGGGACTGCGTCCCTTGGGGCGGGCGCGGTCATTACAGGTTCGCCACGGTCTCGGCGGTGATGATGATCGAGCTCACCGCGCTGGAGACCTGCGCCGTCCAGTTGTTCGCAGCGGCGGACTGGATGGCGGCGCTGCCGGCATCAGCCGAGAAGCCCACAGTGGCGCCAGCAGGAACCGCGAAAGTATAACGGGTCGTTCCGGCCGTCGCGTCCTTGATCGCCACGGTGACAGCTGTTGCCGAGCTGTTGGTCATCACCAGCCGGTAGAGATCCTTGAAAACGCCCGATCCGCCAGCCGTGACGATCGTGGTTTCGCTCGTGCCGGTGATGGTGGTGGTCTGGATCGCCTTCACCTCGCGCAGCGCCGGGATCGAGATGCGCTTGCCGAGTTTGTCGTGCAGCGCGTTGACGACGTCGCCATCGTCCACCGCCGCCGGGTTGGCGGTTTTGGCGAGGCCGCCTTCAGTGACGGGGGCGAAGGCTAATGGGCTGTCCGCCTGCGTTCCACCAATGACGGCGCCCGCCGCGGTGGGATCGACCGGGTTGCCCGAGGAATCGGTCAGCACAGCCTGGAGATCACCGTTGACGTTGAGCGCGGCGGAAAATAACGTCGCAAGCGAACCGCACGCGGTTGCAACCGTGCTCAATGATGCGAGCAATGGCGTGATTGCATCAGTGCCGTCTATCTGTGCAAGAATAGGCAAGGGATGATGCCCGCTGCCGCCAATATATTTGGTTGCCGCCGTGAAGGTGTCGGCGCCTACCGCGGAAAGCAGCACATTGTCATTGGTATCTTCGGCCATATCAGAACCCCATGATAAAATTGCTGCCCGACGCAGGCGGCGCAGCAGGATTGTTCACCGTCACGAGAAGAGGGCCAGAAGTGCGCGGTGAATTGGATGCTCCGGCCAATGTTTCGACAAGCGTGATGAGTTTTGACCCGGCGGTCGTGAATGTGCCGGTCATGATGCCGCTCGCGACCGTTAGCGGCGTGCCGTCGCTTGCTGTCGCGGCAACGGATGAGCCGAATGTCACGCCATTGACCGCGACCGATAGCGGCACATTGATCGTGTAGGTTACCGACGCCAGCGAAAGATCGGAAAGCGTCCCGGAAAACGGAGCACCAACTCCGCCGCACGGTGAAATGCCGATGAAGCCGCAGAAGATCATCGTTGCGTTCCTTGGGGGAATTTTGCCTTGAGGCGCTTCATCTTTGTTTCCATGACTAAAGGATCATGCGGTTCGCGATTGTATTCGCCCAGAGCGCCGCGCCTGCCGCATTTGGATGCAGCCCAGTCGCTTCAAGGTTGGCGGCAACACCCGCAGAGTCTTTCAGATATGCGCCATAGACATCGATAATCGGCACATTGTTCTTGAGCGCCCACACTTGCGCCCAACTCATTTTATGCCGCTGCTGCTCCGCGTAGAATACCGAGGAGGAGCGCGGGTTTTGGGTTATCAGGACCGTGTAATTGCCGGGACATTGGCTGTTCAGCAGCGTCTTGAAACCGTCGTGCGATGTCAGATAGGCCGAGAAACTCGTCGTGTAGAGTTCGTTGTGGCCGTTATTAATCATGCCGATGACGGGGATCTGATGCGGCGGCACGAGTTTAGGACCGCGCGTGCTATCGGTCAGATAGGCTGAGTCTGCTCCGGTTTTTGCACCGATCCACATATAAAGCGTGGGCGCGCCGGCAGTCGGTGAGTTATCCTCGTTCTGATACCAGCTTTCGATCGGCTGCGGGTTGACTATCTTCCCGTCGCCGATATCCGCGCGATATTCCACGCCATAATATTTGCCTGGAATGACGGCGCTATTGCCGTGGCCGCCTACTTCATAGTCGCGCGCGGGAGCGAAGATAGCACCGGTCGTGCTGGAGACATTGGCTGAACCCAACTGCGTCCATGTCGTTGTCCCGACATCGCGAGTATAGAAATTGACCGCGCCGGTCGTCGCATTTCGGGTAGCGCGGACCTGTTTTCTCTGGTTCGCGCTAAAACCGGTCGCGACCGAGCTGAGCGCGCTTATCGTGGTTGATCCATCAAGTGTGAAGTCGAGCTCAAGCTTGCCATCGGTGCGCAGCACAAGCCGGTGGCCATTTGTCCCGGCTGAGCCAGACCACGGCCCTACGAGCGACGCGAAGCTGGCCGGCGCCCACGTCTGTGGTGCGCAATCCACGCGGACATCAAGATTAGTGTACGACGCCCATTGGGTACGATCCGAATAGCGCGTGCGGCCCAAGGCATCCCGTGTCGTGATGTTGATGTACCGCTCTTCGTTGGCGGTAATATTGGTAAAATTGTCGTAATCCTGGTTCGTATCGTTCCAGAAACGTGGGAGGATGGCGGCGGCAGGATATGCCGTCGCATATGCCTGAGCGAGTAAATACGCCCACGCTGTCGTCGGTGTCGGCTGAATGCCGGTGCTGTCGGAGAGAATGACAATCGCGGTACTGCCGATGAATTGCGACAACGCGCCCGCCGCACTGGTGGCGGCAAGCGCCCCAGAGGGCAGCCCGGAGCCATTATGGAGCAATGAGCCGAACGATTTAGAATTGCCAGCTGTGGGCATTATGCAGGCTCCCAGAAATATTGATTGTCGGTGTCGAGGATGGGCACGCCATCACTATCGGTGATGAGGGCATAACCAGGCGGGGCTGTTGTTGCCGAACCAACGCCGAATGAAGCACTAAGACTAAGGCCGCCCAGACTGATTTCTGGATGACGGAGCCTAGCGGGCATGAAATCTTCATCGTTCATCGCGGTGTCCGATCTATGGCATGCTGAGCGCGATAGAGATCCTGCCAGCCTTGGGCGGTCTCTAGCGCGGCGTTGCAGATGGGGAGGTCGGCTGCCTCAACCATGACGGTTTCTGGAGCGGTTGCAGCAGCGCCGCCGGCGCTTCCCAGGTCGTAGGGCAGATGGGCTTGGCCGGCGCTGCTATGATTGGCTCGGGCCGCGAGCCACAGCCTTGTAAGCTCGGCATAGCGAGCATGAAGAGTATCGAGATTGGCTTGCGCATCTTGCGTCACCTTCTGTTGCTGCTGTTCGATCGAGCGGGCTTGCTGGAGCGCGTTGGCGGTGGCTTGGACACCTGCTGCCCGCCACGTCGCGATGTCCTGCGCGTGGACGGCCTTCTCGGCGGTCAATACGAGGTGCGCTTCGTGCATGCGCATAGTCTGCACGCCCGCGAAGATGCCGGCCGCAGCCGCTATCCCGCCTACCGCCGGGAGCAAGTATCCAGACAGGGACGGGATACCGAGCATCAGAAGATCCAAGCACCCAGCAGGAAGCCGGCGACAAACACGACAGCGAACTGCAGCCAGCCCGAGAGCGTGTGATACCACTTCACGAGATTGGCTTCGTAGTTCTGGATAGACATTACGGTTGCTCCACCTTGGTTACGGTCGTCGTGTTGGGCTGTGCGCGGTTGGCATAATCCTTGGACCCGATGCCGATACCGCCGCCGGCAAGGATGAAGGCCATTCCCTGCCCGAATTGCGCGATGTCGAAGCGATTGTTGACCACGAGGTCCGCGCCCGTGTAGCCAATGCCCGCCAGCGCGGTGAGGAACCACAGCAGGCGGCCCACTTCCTTGTTGTTCGGGTCGAGGCCGCGAGAGAAGAAGGCACCGATCATGCCGCCCCCTCATTATATTGATAGAAATTGCTGCCGTGCATGACGGCCTTGAGCGCCTTGCCGTAGCCGCGATCGGTCGCGTAAACGCCGGTCAGCGCATCGGCGAACTTATCGGGATCGGGCAGCGCCTCACGCGCTTTCGCATAAACCGGCTTGTTCAGCAGGGCGCCATGCGCATCGAAGGCTTCCGCGATCGAACCGAATTTGCGGAACGCGGCCTCAATGAAATAGTCGTGGCCATTGCGATCCTGCTCGCGCGTGCGCACGGTAACGGAGGGATCGCCGGGACGAGCCTTCATTCCGAACGGGTTGTTCGATCCAGGCGGCATATGCTTGCCCCAGCCGCTTTCGACTGCCCATTGCGCGAGGCTGATCGAGGCCGGGATGCCGTGTTTGCGCTGTGCCGCGCGGGCGGCTTCGATGATGTCGGGTGGGGGCGTCATGAATTCTCCCTCGGTGGAATCTTCCCGGCGGCCTCCATGCGTACCTCCGACACGACGCCCTGCATCGCCTTCCGAAGCTCGGGGATGCCGCTGGTGAAGAGCGCCATTTCCAACTGCTCGATACGGCGGGTCAGGCGCTCACGATCCTGCTCAAGCTCATTGATCCGCGCGTGGCATGACTTGATCGCCGGCTTCATCACGAGATTGCGGACGAAGACGTATGTTGCCGCGCAACCAGCGGCGAAGCCAGACATGCGGTCGATATTCTCAGGGCCGGGGATATCGGTCATCGACTGTCCAACATCTCTTGCGCAGCATCCTGATGGATCTCGGCTGCTTCGATATCCGCGCGCAGCTCGCGCAATCGATCCGCCAGATCCATGACCGCATCGATCGTGCCGCTAACCGGGAGCTGCGCCACCGCATCAACCGCAGTCAGCAGTAATTTCCGCTGCTTCTCATCGCGAAGGACCATCATGTGAATGTCCCCGAGGCTTTCCACGAGCCGCCGTTATTTGCGTAAAGCTTATTGTTGGTACGGTCGTAGACGAGACCGATCGCGCCCGAGTAAGGCGGTGTAATGGTTCCGGTTGGGGCGCCGGCGCACGAGGGGATGAACAGGAGGCCGGACGTTGCAGTTGTCGTCAATCCCTGATAGCCGATTATGACATCAGAGCCGCTGGTATTGAGAGGCGCCAGATTCTCAGCGCCTCCTATTTGAACTCCAGTAACAGACGATCCACTTCGATGAACTGCTAGCCACGTCGCAAAAGTGACTTCGTCATCGCTGCCAATCGTTCCGTAAAATGTTCCGCCAGATGCGTTTAATATCCAGTTCTTGCCGTTTGCCGCCCCGTCGCTTTCCTTGATCCATAAAGCGGGCTGCGCATTGTCTATGCGAATTTGCGGCGCGGTCGTGCGAACTCTTGTTTGCTCGAAATGAAATTCATAGTCCGCCACACCACTGGTCGTGCGCTCGATACCGACATGGCTGTCGCTCGGCCGAGCAAACAGGCGAAACGCTCCAGTTACTCCGGGATTAGTGACGGTGAAGACCGTATTGCCAGCGCTCGCGCTATTGAATGTCTCATTGGTGAGTGAGACCGTGCCATCGGCGTAAACGACAATCTGGCGCGCATCGTTGTTTGAGATGGATAGAGGCCAGAAATGACCGGATCCGTTCTTGAAAGTGCCGATACGGTATTCGCCAGAGCCACCACTACCGCCGAACCAATGTGCGGCTATTGTCAGCCGCTCCTCCGAAGCGCCGTTGCGCATTTGCGTGGCGACGCTGGAGACCACCTCCCCCGGCATGTTCCAAGGCTCGCCCGATGGCGCGATGCTGAGCAGGCTAGGGCGATTGGCTACCAGTGGGTATTGCGCTAACGATCCTTCTTCGCCGTCGGCCGCGAACCCCTCCTGCCGTAGCCACACACCGGTAGGCCCGCCAATATGGAGACCGCCGCCATCGGCAACGTAATTGCCATTCGTGTCGAACGACATGATGCCTGCCGTGACCACGAAAGCGTTAGGGCTGCCGGGGTAATTGTCCCGCGTTACCAAGACTACGTCATGCGCGTCGGTTAGAATATATTTATAAGGCAGGTTTTGGAGATAGATCTCCGGAAAACGGCCGCTTGCATCTGCAACAACCGGGTTGGGATTGGCGATCGTCAGATCCGCGTCGGAATAGGTCGCCTGTTCAAGCGAGCTGCCGGCGGCATACCAATAGAGCTTGGCACCGGGCAGAACCGCACCGTTGATGCCCTCGATACTGAATATACCTGTGTCGAAAAGCGATGCCATCCAGTCCCCGCGCATTCATGAAGATGAATGTGGTTGTCTGGATGACGGCGGCCCACTACCGCTGGACGCACATGGCGCTGTCCTGGGCTTTCTAGCACGCTTGGCGCGAAAATCAAAGCATGCTATTCGGTTCGGATGCGATACGCGATTTTGCTGGCCCTGGCTTTGTCCGGCTGCGCCCCACGACTAAGTTTCGCCAATGAGGCGGGCGGCGTAATCAATAAATCCGGTAGCCTCGGCAGCGATCGAGCCTATGCAATGATGACGGATCACTGCCAGAAATTCGGGAAGATCCCGCGTATTTCCAGCCGGGATATTCTTACCAACACCATCCGCTTCGATTGCGTGAAGTAAGAATGTCCGATGCTGTGATGCTCGCCCTCGTCTGCGGCACTCAAGGCGCCCTTCGCGTGATATGGACAGAACGCAAGAAATTAATCGCTTGGGCGCATGAGCAATGGCGGAATGGCCGCACCGGCAACAGGAGCCGCGATTCCCAGCATTTGTGACATTCTGGCCGCCGCTGGGCCTGGCTTACGGATAAGCAATGGGGCGGCGGTCTGGGCTGCTTTGTAAGGAATTGCCGCAGCCGCGCCCACGCCATAAGCAATCGGGTTCCAAGTGCTCATCCGAGCCGCCGTCCCGCTATCGCCGAGCTTGCTCGACAAAATCTTGACGCCGGCTGAGGCGTAGTCCTGCATCAGTCCACGGCCTGCTGCCACCGCGCGCTTCCGAACACTCGCATCAGCTTGGCGAACTGCAGTGTTGAGCTGATTGGGTGTAAAAACACCTTCAGGTGCCATTTTTGCCGCGCCTTCGATCCTTACCAGGTTTGCATAGCCCGCATCAGAGGCCTTCAGGAGATCAGAGGCGGCCTTTGGCGAGGTTCTAACCGCATTATCTTCAAGAATGTCGGCTAATTTATCCAGTGCGCCCCCATATTCCTGCTCGCTGGCAAGTGACGATTTCCCGAATTGCGCGGCCTTCGTTCTCAGCTCCGAAAGCGTCGTTTTGAGCGTGTCGCCAGCAAGTATGCCATTCTGGCCATCGGCACGGCGTACCACCACATTCTGGATGGTTTGTTTGAAACGAGCCAGATGCGGCGTATCCAGACCACCATTGCGCAAATCCGAAGCAAGATTGGCGACATCGCTTTGAAGTGTGCCATCGGGGACCAGTTTCATTTGTGAGAGAGCATCGTCATAGGCCTTCCCGAGACGTTTTTGGAGATAGCCCACCATGTCGTGGCCAGTGGCTACGTCGTCCGGAAGCGTCTCGCCTAGCGGTTGAAGCGCGCGGTTGGCAGCGCCGCGGTTGAACTGGTCGAGTGTCTTGGCGCGCGCGGCGTCCACCATGCTTCCGGTAAACGGAAGACTTGTGGCGCGGTCTTCCAGCTTCGCAGCATTAGCCGCTATGGCTCCCTCTGAGCCGCGCGCGATCTGGCCGGGCGTCAAATCAACGCCGGCATCTCTCAATATCTGGATCGCCTTCGATGTCGCAGGCGCAACAGCGTTTGCAATCTTGCGTACAGCTACATCGCCGAGCTTGCTCGACACCGCGCCGAATGCCATGTCCCCTGCGACGCCCGATGGGGTGCGCTTATTTGTTAGAAGACCGCCCGCCGCCCCGCCCTGAACCAAGGCGCCACCGGGCAACAACATGGTTGGCGCCGTCCCAGCGAACTCGCCTGTAAACTTGCCCAAGGATGATGGCTTGTAAGGACTGGCCGCATTCGACGCGGCAGCCCTTCCCCTCGCCGAAGCTACGCTATCATTCGAAGGAAGATGCTGAAGCCCGAACAGGTTGTCCAGGCCATGCTCAACCGCTGTGGCGGCATTATAGACAGGTTTCCTGATCCCCAGCTTGTCCAAGCCGGTCTCGATCAGCGATCCGGCATTCAGGACCGGAGTCTGCAATCCTTGCTTCACCCCTTCAATGAACGATTTTGGGCGGTTGTCTACGGTTGGCGCGGATGGCGATACAGCGTCGAACCGATCAAAACTGTTTGTTTTCACCCCTGACGCTTGGCCACTGTCGAACTGATCGAAGCTGTTGGGCATTATTTCGCGTCCAGATAATATTGAGAAACGCCCTTACCATATTTCGCGTCGAATTCATTCGCGAGATCGGGATGAGCATTGAGATAGTCCACGGCCTGCGGCGGTGGAACGGTAACGCCAATCCGGCCAAGATAGGAGCCGAAATGGTTCTGGACGGTGCGGATATTGGTCGAGCGCTGCTCTGGCCCCTGGCCGGGATCAAGATTAGCGGTTGCATTCGCAAGCAAGCGCTCCTCCCCCTCGGTCACGTTTCCGAGCGCGCCGCCTGTGGGGGAACTCTCACGCATGCGCTGGAGGTTCTGGATGCTGAGATGGTCGCGAAGCTGCTGGAGATTGGCGCGGTAATCCTTCGATTCGTTATTAACCCAAGGGATCATGTTCAACAGACCGCCGATAGCGCCTTGCGTCTCCCAATCGTTATTTTGTTTAGCCGCCTTATAGATCGTGGCCATGGTGGCGTGATAATCACCAACTTCCGATGGATCGATCGGCTTGGGTCCGGCCGTCTTGGCCAGACCCATCTTCACATAATTCTCATATTCCTGCTCATGCTGTGGATCTAGTTGCTGCCCTTGCGCCTTTAATTGCGTCAGGATCGCAACGCGCTGCGCCATTTGCGGCGTCATGGCATTGGCGGATTGTGGCATCTATTCCTCCCCGCCTGTGATGAACGGCATCAGGTTGTTACTGCTATTGCCCCCCAGGTATCTGCCAAGGTCCTCGTTACCGGGCATCAGCGCACCACCCTGTTTCTGCTGCATGGTTTTCAATGCCTGCTGAGCCACCCCCAGGCGGCCTTGGCTTGTGCGCGCGTTTGTGGCTGCTATGCCCGTATTAGCCCTCGCGGTCGCTTCCGTGGCTTGGTTATGGCGCTGCTGCTCAGCCGCCTTCAACTCTTCCATCTGCATCTGAAGCTGCTCTTTGCCGGAAAGCGCGCCCATTTGGAGCTTGTGAATCGTTGCCGGATCATAAACGTCAGGAAGCTGCGGGAAATGCATGCCATGGCCGTATTGATCGAACATCATCTTCACATTCGCGCGCGCCGCATCATAGCTCGCCTGGTCACGCACGCCGCCGAGTTGCTGCAACGCATATTCGTTGATCGTCTGATAGGTTTTAAGCTCATTCTGTTTGCGCGTCAGTTCGGCATCATCGAATTTCATTGCGCCTTCGATGTCGCCGGCCCCGACAAAGGCTGAGCGGGCCTTGGCGGGATCTATCTGGCCGGTTGATGGGTCGTAAGCCGACGTCAGCCCGCTTCGCACCTGTTCACCGCGCTGATATTCCTTGTCGGCGCGCTCGTCGAGCTTGTCCTGCCGCTCCATCTGCTTCTGCTGGTACATGTCAGACAGCCGCTGGTGCTTCATCTGCATGTAAAGCGCGGGGAGTTGGTTGGTCTGCGCCCGCGCGTTCGCCAATATTTCCCAAGGATTGCTCGCCATCAGTAGATCCCGTCCGAACCGGAAACGCCGTAATATTTCGGCGCGCCAAATCCGCCATTACTCATCATGTAAAGACTGGCGAGATTGTTGGCGGTGCCGCTGATATTCGCACCGGCATTGGCATAGGACGAAGCCCGCGCATTGCCGGCCGCGAGCGCCGAGTTCCCGACATTCTGCGCGTTCTGACCATAGGCATTGACGATCTGGCCGGTGGAATTAGCCCCTGCCGCCGCAGTTCCCGCTGTTGCCGTCTGGCCGATCCCGGCCAAGGCCGCAAGCCGATTGGCATAGGTGTCATAATCACTCGCGGCAAGCCCTTCGGCATAGCGCATCCGCGCCTTGACATCGCCTCCGCTGCGCCCGAGGCCCTGCGCCAATAGAGACCGATCGGCCGCCTTCAAGCCTTGATCGAGTTGCCACTGATAGCCAGGCGATTCCTGATAGCCACCGTAACCCGACGTCATCGCGATGGGCGCCTCATGCGTCGTTGTAGCCGGCTGGTAGCCGGGCATCGGCGTAGAGCCATATAGAGACGCCGGGAAGTAACGGCCGCTTGGGATGCCTTGAGGCAGCGATGGGAAACTCTCAGGAATTGTTGTGGTCGCGCCACCCGGCATTCCTGAGGCATAGATCGACGCATCCTGTGGGCGCGATACGCCGTACATATCGGCAAGCTTGTAGAGCGCGCTTTGGCCGACATCGCGCTGCGGGGCATAGTCCGCGCGCGTCAGGTCATATTGGCGCTTCGCCTCCGCGACCTGAGCCTGTGTCGCCTGGTTGGAGGCGTTGGCAGCCGTCTGCGCTGCATTCTCTTGTGCCTTGGCGGCTTTGTTGCCGGCAATCATCGACGAGCCCGCGCCGACCACCGCGGCCCCGGCGATGGCAACGCCGACCATTATTCAGCCGCCTGCGACATATGGACCTCTTCGAAGAATGTCTTTGAATAATAGCGCTCGACCTCGACATAGCCGAGCTTCTGGAACAGCCATGAAGCATCCTTATGGAGTTTGGAGCCGACAAAGACGCGGCCTACTCCACGCCGCTTTGCCTCGCGCTCGACCGCCTTGAACAGGATGAACCCGCCCATCTTTCCCCTATGTTCAGGAGCCACCCAGAAAATATCGAGGCTCAGCTGCAGGAGATTGCGGTAATGAAGCGCCGGGCCGACGAAGCCGACGAAATAACCCGCCAACTCGCCCTTTTCGCGCAAGGTGACGACGAGAATGCGCCCAAGCGCGTCGAGCCTGTGATATTCTTCGAAGCAGGGATCGAGCGGGACGTGGTCCTGATCTAGCGCAAGCTCCAGATAATGGCGCGGAAGCAGTGGTGCCACCTCCTCAAGGAAGGGCGCGAACGGCTCAGGTGCGGCGGTCAGTGTCATTCCAGCCTCAAATCTGCGATGAGAACAATGCGATCGTCCGCGCTATTGTTGATGACGCTGTGCTTAGTTCGGTTGTCGATCTGCCACCACTCGCCCATGCGGAAGTTGATCACCTCCTCTCCAATCTTGAAGATAGCGCCGGGCAGACATTGCAGCGCCAGTACATACCGGTTGTAATAAGTAGCCGGTGCGCCCTGATCGATATGGGATGGAATTTCCTTGCCCGGAGGAAGACGGGTGATGATGACACGTCCAAGCTTGACCGCTTCAACGCGCCGCATGATGTCGAACACAAGTGGCCTCAATTGCGGCAATTCACGCCATGCGCGGTAGGAAATCACGTCTAGGTCGTTGACGACGGCTTCCGCATTGGATGGATCGTTGAAGAACACCCAGATATCATCGACTGCGCTATGAGGACTGTCTGGATGCGTGGATCTCAGGTCGTTCTCGTTCCACAACTCATCGCGCGCGGAAAGCGCGTTCAAGAGGGGGATTACGTCAACGCCTTCTGCGATTTTCTGGAAATGCCGCAAGCCAGTTCATCCGGTGATGAGATCGTCTGGCTGCGGGAGGCGGCCCGATCTTGCCGCCGATGCTTGTTGCACCCCGCCCATCATTAACACGAAACGCGCCGATATCAAACCTATCTATGCAGCAGGCCTGAACGAGACCGTTCCCATCAGAGCGGAAATATCACTGGAGGCGGCTCCAGCCCCCGCCGCCGTACCCGTCACCTTGAGAATATTGGTCCCAGAGAGAGTGAGCCCCGTCAATTCACCGGCTGAGGTATAAGCCGCCAGCGCAGCGCCCTCCGTGGTCAGTGAGACCATGTAGCGCACGACGGACGATGAAACACGAATGATGGTGGCTTGAATCACCCAAGCTGACGACAGGCTTAAGGTGAGCGCGCCGGTGTCGAGAATGGCTGTCCCGGCGAAATAGACCTTGATCTGGCGTGTCGCCGTCCCCGATGAGACGAACGTACCGCCATATTCCGCCTCAAGCTTGTCGCCATTGGCTGAAAGTTGTGCCGCGGCGATTGTGTCCGAATAGAGATCGGTTTCGGTCGTCCCGCTATTCCCCACGGTCGTATAATGATCGAATTTGGAAACGGAGAGCGGGAGCGCACCGGCCGCCGTAAGCCGGCCTTGTGCGTCAACGGTAAAGGTTGGGAACGCAGAAGCTGAACCATAAGACGCCGCAGTAACGGCGGTATTCGCCAGCGTGATCGCGCCAGTGGTGCTATTATAGGAGATGCCCGTGCTGCCGGAGAGAGCGCCTCGCGCTCGAGCGTTGGTGAAATAGAGATTGATTGCCCCTTCCGGAATATCGTCGCTATCCAGTGCGATCGACGAGATCGCCGTCAGCCTACCCTGCTGATCGACCGTCAACTGCACTATATTACCGGCCCCTCCATAGGTGCCGGGCGTCACCGTGGTATCGTCCAGGTTCATTGCTACAAGGCTTGGGCCGATACTAACGGTCAACCCGGTCCCGCCGGTTAGCACGCGCTCTCCGGTCAGAATTGGAGATGTCGCGAACGTGAGAAAGGGAGCATCGGCGGCCAAAGCGTCATTTGCCGCGTTGCGCTGCAACTGCGCGAAAAAGCGGTAATATTCAGGGGTCGGGCGGCCACCATCGTCCACCATTGGCGTGTTCGGCGGATTGATCGTGAAACTCATCTTATGTCTGCGTAGTAGCTCATGATGAGCCGCCTGACCGGATCGGTGATCACCAGCCGCATCGTTCGCACCCGGAATTGCCCCAAAGAACGCCAGATAGCTCGCGTGCGGTACTGACCGATTTTCCCAAGCGAACGCCACAGTTCGTTCGACCATGAACGGCCGCCATCGTCCGAATAGCAAAGCATGATCTGGGGGTCAGATCCCCCGTTTAATCCAACGCCGGTTTCGCAATAGACCTCGAAGGCGTACATCGTCACCCGCACGCGCCCAGCCCCGATCTGCGGCAACTCGACCTCTACCGAGATCGGCTCGCCGTCTTCGGTGTTGCTGTCGAGATTCGGCGTATAAAGCAGGCCGGCATAGGCGTCCGACAAGATGGTGCGGTTCCATGCCGTGATCGAACCACCTACCCGCCAGTTGATCGTCTGCCAGCTTTTGCGCTCGTGCCATGCGCTCGTTGCCATGTCATAGCAGAACGTGCCCTGCCCGGTTGAAATGCAGTAGAATTTATGCCCCTCCTGGGAATAGGTGAACGCCCTCGCATAGGTTGCGTTGCGCAGCTGGTATTCGATAGCATGGGTTGAAATCCGCATCGGTGTATAGCCGTCGAGCCTGTAGACGGTCTTGTCGTCACCCACGAAATGCACGCTGTTGTCGATCTTGGCGATGCTGTCGCGATCGAAACACCCGCGCTCGATAAAGGCATTTCCCTGCCGCGCAAAGACATTGTCCGCGCCGCCGGCATTATAGAACACCTCGATCGTATTGGCCCCATAGAGCTGCAGTTCGCGGTGATCGTTGACGATGCCCGTAAGGCGGTCTGGAGACCCCTCGGCGGTAAAAACGTCGAGCAGGTCATAGGAGAGCCCGTCAGCGATACCGGAATAAATGCACTGGTCGGAATCCTTGATCACCCAGACGAAATAGCTATCGATATAGGCGACATCGACAACCCCAGGCAGGTCTGTGGGAGTTTGGACAGTGCCGCCGGAATAGACATAGCCATTCGGTTCGGCGGCGATTGCTATCTCCGCGCCGTTGTTGACCATCTTGACCACGCCAAGGCCGGGGACGCTTCCTAGTAATGAAACAGACCCATTCGCATCGACCGAATACAGACTCGTCCCAGCTACCGCGTAGATCTTGTCGCCCATGAAGGTCATGCCGCGCACCGGATCGGTGCCGAGAACGGCAAATCTGTCGAGACCCGGCGTGGCCATGATCGCGAGATCGTCCTCGCGGTCGCCATCGGCCTTCTCGGCAAAGCAATTGACGATCTTGGCGCCGCTCCAGGGTAGAGAACGCCCTTGGCTATATTGGAGTGCCGGTTTGACCTTCGCCACTAACGCCGCCAGTGATAATCAGGCTGGAGATAGATCGAAGATGTCTCCTGATCGAAGCCTCGCAATTGGCCTAGCAGCATCGCGGCCTTGGTCTCGATCTTGGCTGACAGCCGTGGATCATTGACCGGATATTCCGTCTGCAGGTCGTCCGCGAGGTTCCAGATGATTGCCTGGAGCCATTCCTGCGGAAAATCAGCCCCATCGTTCGAGTTGATCATGTCGTCGAGTGTTCTCAAAACATCAACCGTGATGATGTTCTGCGCCGCGGCCTGAACCGAAGGCGCCGGCCACAAATGGAGCACCCCACTGTTGCGCTGCGCATCGTAATAGAAATTGACCGGCGTCGAGGGCGAGGTGAGTTTGTTGGGCTGGTCGAGATATTCCGAGCGCGACCACATGAACATCGGCGTCTCATACCCGCCCGACAGCAGCCCGCGGCGCGCGGAAAGCACCCGCAACGGCTTGGGATTGAGCGGATAGGCAGCCTGGCCACCGACGAGGTTGATCGTACGCTGTTCACGCGCCCATAGATGCTCGATCGTCCCCCATGTCTTGATCAGCAGATTGAGCGAGTCCATCCCGCGCGCGTACATGTCGGCGGTGACCGCCTCCCCCTCTGACCCGACACCAAGCAGGCTCAGCGCCTTGCGGATGATCTCATTGGCGACCAGCGTGAATGAAGACTGGCCCGATAGCCCGGTGTGGTCGGTGCCTTCGCCAAGGATATCGAGCGCGAGGAGATCAAGCAGCATCAACCTTCTCCCAACCGTTGCGCTCGATCGTTACCGCAAGCCTTGCGTCAAGCCTTGCCTCCTCGATCGGGATTGACCTGCGTAGCTGCCCCGCGACCGTGATCTCATAGGCTTTGCGGTCGCCCGACATGCGTCCCTCGATCCGCCCTTCCATTAGAGATCGTCCGCTGTGACATCTCCCGGCCCGACAAAAACATCCGGGCTTTCCGGGCTCGAAAAAGGCAATGACTGATCGTCCCGCACGCCGCGGACGAACTCCTGCGGGTGACGGCGATCGGCGAATCTGCGATGAACCAGCAACCCGTCCCATTGCCGCACGATCTCGGATAGCTTCACCTTGAAGCCGGTGCGCATGCAGATCGCGTTCGGGCCGGGCTCAGCCATCAGTAGAGCGCCAGAATGTTAGTCGCCGTAGTGCCTGTCGCAAGAACCTTGTCAACTTGGACAGGAAGGATTCCGATGGGGACGGACTTGAAGGTGACGGTTGATCCGAGGGCTGTCCTGACAGCCACGTCCCCAGAAACGCCCACATAAAGGCTCCTTGCCGTCCGAATGACCGTAGAATCGCTGGTCGTCACCGCTACCGCGTCATAAGCGGCCGATATGTCATGGCTGCGGCCGCTCATTTACCGCCTCGATTTTGCCGCGAGGAAATAATCCACCGTCATCGTTCTCGCATTGGCAGAGTCCGTCTGGATGCCGAACGAAACGGTCGTGGTGGTGTCTGGCAGGTAATTTGCCGATACTCCGGTAATCGAGCCCTTTTGCACGCGGTCCTGATAGAAGCTGACGGTGTCCTTGCCGTCCCAATACCAGGCAAGCTCAGTGAAGGTGTCCGCAGCCAAAGAACCGACCGCCACCGACGAGCTGCCGGTCGTCGCATTCTTGCGGACGATGCCGGTGATGGCGCCCGTTGCCGTGGTCGTCAGGAAGTAAATGCCGTCCGTGACATCGAGCGGCGTGGTGTCGATCACCTGCAGCCCAACAACCGCGGTCGTCGCGAGCGTCGAGACCTTGAAGCGCGTCGCAAACCATGCTGGCTTGGTCGTCTCGAACGTGAACGAAGCGATTGTCTTCTGAAGAAAGGTCGAATCGCCCGAAGTGTTCGAGGTGGTGATCCCGAGCAGGCCGCCATCACCGGCTACCAGGGCAGGCGTCGAGGTTCCTACGACAGTGATGGTCCAATCACCCGCCGTATAGGTATTGAAATCATCACGATAGAGATGCTGGTCGGTCTCGTCAGGATGCGTGTAGGCACCGAACGGATCAGTGGCTTTCCTCGTGCTTAGGCCAGCCGGAAGGCGTGTGACAGACATATAATCCCCCTATGCGAAGCCGACGATGCCGGTGGCGGTGGTTCCCGTCGCCCGGACATATTGAACACGAAGCGGAAGCGGTATGCCCGCGATTGCAGAAACCACTACATCCGAACTCGAACCGCTGGTCCTGAGCGTGATATTACCCGTTGCCTGGGCGACAATCGCGCGCGGGATGACCGAAAGCGCGCTGCTGTCGTTCGGCGTGATCGAAAATGCGTTGGTTGATGGGGCTACCAGCGCCAATGCGGCCAGCAGCGTCGTGCCGCCTACCGGAAGCGGGGAAGCATCGGAAACATCCGTTGCGAAGCCCTCGGAACCGAATGCGACCTTTTCGCGCGGGAATTTCGTGGTGCCGATCGTATCGACCGGAAGCACCGTGCCGGCTGCAGGTGCTATTACCGTATCATAAGACATGTTTCACTCCGAGCGTTCTAACCGAACGCCGGTTGCCCGGCGCCCGAGGAAACAATCATCAGGCGCCAGGCGAACCCGCCAGTGCGCGCCAGTCGGACCAGCCGGTCGAATAGCGCTCATAAGCCTTGTATTTGAGGTTGGACGTGTCGAAATCGCCGTCCTGCTCGAACGTCGCTGCCTCGCGCTGGAACAGCTTGAGGCCCTCATCCACATCGGTGCGAATGAAGAAGGCATCGGTGTCGGTCAGATAATGGTTGATCTTCACGCCATCGGGGAACATCCCCATCGACCGCAGCGCGTTGATGTCGTTGTTCGCGGTACCGCTCTGGCCGGTCGATTTCAGGATGCGCGCCGCCTCGAATTCGAGGTCGATCGGCACAATCAACGAACGCGGCTGAACCGAGATCTTCATGCCGCGCGAATTGGTCATCTTGCCGATCAGGATGCACATATCCTCAAGCGAAGCCTCCGATAGGTCAGCGGCCACCGCGAGAGTGTTGGACTGGTTGCCGGAAAGGCTGGGATGCGAAGTCGAGAGCAACGTCGCGCCGTCAGCCCCGAGATAGGAGCTGTTGAATGCGCGATTATACATATTTGCGACGACGTTCTCCTTGGTCTGCCGCATCGAAAAGGCAAGGCTGCCCGTCCGCTGCATGCCGATCTTCTCGTAGAGATTGTCCTGGAGCGCTTCATGCGTGATGATGAAGCCCAGCGCATAGGCAATGTGCGTGTAGCGCGACGTGATACCCTGTGCCGCGGTATCATAAACAATCGCGGAGCCTTGCGGCTTGATCGGAGCGAGGCCGAAGCCGGTCATCTCCTGATCTTCCTCATAGGCCTTGTCCGAAGAGGACACGTCCACGAGGTCTTTCCACTCGGGACTATATTCACCGTACTTCGTACCCCAGCGTGCATTAAGCCCCGGCCAGAGCGCTTTGGCGATGGCGCCTGTGGTAATCGTGCTCATGACCTTAGACCCCCGCTACCTGGTTCACATATTGATGACGATTGATGCGGACGTGGAACACGCTCGCATCGGAGCCGGAGCTGACCGACGAACCAATGTCATTGTCGGCACGGTTCACAATCCCGATGATCTTGAGATCGAGGGTATTGGTCGTGGCCTCGCCAACATTGTTGAGCGTGACCCCGGAATAGCCCGTATAGGTCGAGCCGGAACCGACCGCGAAATTGGCGTTCAGGCCAATATCGTTCGCAGTCAGCGGCGTTCCGCCGGTTCCCTGCTGGATTTCATAGAGCGTGTTGGGGTCGTCATCGACCAGCAGCACGCGCGTGGTGGATGCCGCGCAGTAGATCGTGCTCGTCGCCACATCGGGCAGCACGCCGACCACAACGCCGACAATCACGTCCCCGGTCGCGGCCTGGATGACGTTCGGCATGGTCGCGCCGTTGACGGTGGAAGAACCACCCGTCAGCTTGACCGGGTCGCCGATGAAAATAGCGGTCGAATCGCCGCTGTCGTGAACATAGGAACGAAGGGCGCCCGTCACATATTGACCGTTGACCCCACGAACCGGGATCAGACCCTTCGGTGCATTGACATTCGCCATGATGGCACCCTTTGCGCTTCGATCGCGGGTGCCGGATTAATGGACCTCAGCGATCGGACTTGATTGAACCATGGCCGTAGGTTTCGGTAACCATTTGGCCTGTTGAATCACGCCCGGCGATGATCGCATCATCTATCTGCCGATTGTGCGCCTCTTTTTCGGCAACACCCTGGGCATATAGCTCGTCTGGGGTTTCCATAAGATAGGCTCGGAGAGGTTCGCCGTTCGCCTTGGTGCCTACGAGGCGTGAAACGCGCGAACCGGCATCGGATGACTGGATGCCTTGCTCAGTGACGTGATCGTAACCCAATTCACCGGCCTCTACAAGCCTGTTTTTATCATCATTGAACCAGCGGCGGCTATAACCAGGCCGCGTCGGTGCTGAAAGCTTGGCGGCATGGCCCCCAACGGACGGCCTGCGGCGGCGTCCATTCGCTGCGACAGGCGCGGTTTCAGCTGGTTTTTCAACGACCTGCGGCTGTTCTGGAGCTGTAACCCTTGGGCGGCGGCCACGTCTTACTGGTGCTTCCATTGTTCGATCCTTAGTCAAATTTATATGACTTTACGTAGTCTTCACGGCTCTTGATGATGCCGTTTTTCACCCATTTATCGCACATCTGCTTGGCTTCCGCCGGCAGATCTGCATAGGTTTTGCCTCCTTTAGGGGCGCGAGCGGTGCCGCCACCGTCAACTGGATTGCGTGGCTTTGGCTTTTCCGCCTCGAATTCTTCCGCGAACTTGGCCTTGACCTTGTCCGTGATCGCATCAAGGTCGGCGCGATCGATAAAACCGCCCTTGCGCCGGAAAAGGATATCGGCCTGCGCCGTTGCATAGTCCTGCATGGCGCGGTTGTCGTCGAACCACTTGTTTTCGCGGCGCCAATCAGCGAATTCCTCGGCGCGTTGCTCGGCGACCGCGACATCGTCGGGGGCTATCTCAGACTTTGACGGTTTTTCGAGCTTGTCCAGCTTTTCAGATGCCCTGTCATGCGCTTCGACATCGCCGGTTTCGACCGCGGCGCGTTGTTCGGCCCGAATTTCCGCCAGTGCCCGCTCATAGGCACGCGTTTCAGCCTTGGAGAAGAACTCAGCAGCCTTAGCCGTGTCCTTCTCCATCTTCTCGAGCCGCTTGAGCAATGCCTGGTTCTGCGACCGCAGCACCGGCATGAGTTCCTGCCCGCGATCGTAGAAGGTTTTGGCATCGACATGCTTGGCAGGATCGCCACCGAACTCGTCAGCCGCCTTCCAGCCGATCTTGCGCGCTTCCTTCTCGTAGTCGATCTCAGGAACTGCGGTCTCCACAACCTCTTCGGTCTCTTGTGGGGCAAGTTGGGTGGCCATGACTATTCCTCCAGCCTCGCTATGACATCTTCATCCCGGATGATCCGGTAATCCTCGCCGTCGGCACCTTTCAAAAGCGCTCCGGAATATTGGGCGATCAGCACCCGCTCACCCTCGTGAAGCTTTTCGATCCATTCTGCGAAGCAGGACTTGCCAATCGCGATGATCGTTGCCTTTTGCGCAGCGTATTTCTGCTTCTCCAGCGACGATTCAGGTATGATGATCCCGCCAGACGACTTCACTTCCGGCGGGTCGACCTTGACCAGCATCTTGAGATCGACCGGGACCATCCCAGATGTGTTATTCCTCATCATCTTCCCCGTAGAAGTGCCTGACATCATCAGGCCTCAGGTACTGGAGCGAGCCCAGGACCGCCGCCTCCGTCTGGCATGACGGATCCATCTGCTGGCCCCGGCCCCATAGCTCCTGCATCTTCTCCCGGCGGTCCTTGAGGTATTTCAGGAACTCCTCCGTCACCGGGTGGCGGCGCCATGCCTCCAGCGCCTCCGGGTTGCATAACTGGCGCACCATCGTCCTCCATATCCGCCGCATCGGTTCCAAGCTTGACAGACGCGGCCGCCAACGAACTCGCATCGGTCAAAGCGTTCATTGTGAAAGCTATCTGCCCCGCGGTCATCAGCGACTGAGCCGCAGCCGCATTGAGCTGCCGTATCTTCGCCTTGGTCTCGTCGCGGTCATTGGCGAGCTTCGCGGCGTCGTGGACAATCTTTGGATCTGGCGGCGGTGGCGCGACCTTCAACAGCTCGTCGATATTGGTCTGCCCGGTCCCCTCGAAGATGCGGCGACGCAATTCGACCTGATTTGTCAGTGGATCATTGATGAAGCCTTGCAACACTTGGGCTCTGACAGCCTTCTGCGCATCGTTGACCATTGTCGGATCGGACACCGGCACGACATCGATATCCTGATCCTGGTAATCCTGTCGCCCAACCACACCGGGCGTATCGCTGAGCGCGAAATAGGCTTTTTCGTTGAGGAAATCGGCATTCAGCCCGAACAGGATGCGCAATTCCTGGCCGAAAGAGCGGTGGATGCGCTTGAAAATGCCGGTCATGACCTTCGTGGCCTGCTCGATCTGCGCCAAGACGGTCGTAGCCGGCGTGTTGAGCCCCTGACCAGCACCCGTTAGCACATCCTGGACGCTGGTGATCTCCTTAGCGGCGCCGATCAGCATCTCCAGCAGGTTGAACAGCACCTGCGAGGGGCCAGGGAGCGACAGCGGCACGATGTTATCGCGCAGCGACCCACCGGAAACATCCATGCGCTTCCATTCGCCCAGCCTAAACCGCAAATCACCGGACTTGAGCGATACCCCAGCCCCGAGAAAGCCGCCCTGCGCATTCTGAAGCGCGCCGGCATCGAGCAACTGATTGAGCGTCGTGTCCACCGTGTTGGTGATATCGTCGAGCAGCGACCCGAAGCCGATGTCGTAAAAACCTCCGTCTGGAGACGGAATAAAGCCGTATTTCGTGAAATAGCGCTTTGGCTCGATCCGCACGACATCCTTACCGGTCATGGTGACGCCGTTGGGATCGAAGCAGGGTTCAAGCCTTACTACCTCGCCACTTTCGCGAACCATCGTCACGACATAGGGCTCGGGATAATCGTCGCCGTCGAGATCGAGCCTGCAATGCTGCTCCAGAAACTCGATCGGCGCCGTCGAGGATTGATCACGCTCGCTCTCGACTTCGGGGATATTCACCTTGCGCCATTGCTTGGTGCGGAATTTCTCCTCGACCTCGTGGGGATAGAAACGGAGGATCTGCGTGAACCGCGGCGCCGACTCCAGCGATGTCGCCCAATAGTTGATCACGAAATCCTTAGCCGGAACCATCTTGGAGATATTCCGCTGCTGGATCGGGTCGTAATAGGTCTTACGGAACACGCAGCCAACGATCGGCAGCATGAGCAACAGGCGATCCGTGTCTTCTTCCCATCCCGGCGTGTCGTAAAGAAGCTGCCACGTCATATGGTCGCCGATGCGCTCGGCTCGCGCATGTTTGTGTCCGTCCGGATCGGGGCCGAGCACGCGACCCTTCACCAGATTGGAGCCGTCCACAATCACAGGATAGGCGCGCGCCTGGAACTGGATGCTCGCGGTCGTCAGCAGCGGGAATTTGACGTTCGCAGCGCCCGCCCACGGGAAATTCTTCGCCTCACGTACCTGCATGGCGATGTCGAGATAGCGATCGTAGCGCGCTTCCCAGCCATACCCGTCATCAGCCGCGCTGTTGCGTGAGGCGAGATCGTAATCGAATTCCTGGAGGCATTGAGATCCAATGCGCGTGATGTCATTGTCAGCCAGTTCGTCCAGCAAATTGTTGGCGCGCAGGATGTCATGGATCGACAGCTTGCTGTTTTCGATGACGGCGAGATCGGCCATTATGGGTACGCCACCAGGCGGCACGTCACAAACCACTTGCCCCCCAGTTCAATCGCATTCGCGCGTTCCCGCCACGCAATTTGCTCCGCGCCATGTTTGTATGCGACCAGTTCCCTCTCGAACATTTCCTGAGCGGCCTCCTTGGTGTCCGCTCCATCATTTGGGTAAGGCTGGCCTTCGCGTTTGATGCCGACGCTCGTCAGCGTCTCATATCTGCGCCCGAAGCAATACGCCGTTGGGGGGCCGTCGAATTCGAGTATCGTACGCGGCCATTCTTTGGAATCAGCCATTGAGGCCTTCTCTGGATATGTGCCGTCCGCAACGGCGTCCGCAGTCCTGCGCATCGCGAACAAAAGCGTTTTCAGGCGCTGGTTGTTTTTCTTTTCGTCGTCGCCCGGGGTAAAGCCGAGTTCGTACCGCGTCCCATCTATCGTCATGCGCCCAATGACGCAGATCTCTGCGGTCCTCACCTCAATATCCTCCCACCGCGTTGCGCCCGTCATCGCGGGGGTCATAGAAATCATCGTTCTCAGCCATTGCCGGGATCAGGACAGGCCGCGCGACAGCGACCAACCCGAACGCATCGCTGCCGTGCGATGACCAATCGTGATCCGGGCCTAGGCCTAGGCCGCGCTCTGGGTCGCGTTTCTCGTGATACCAGCCGATCGCGTCCAGCCCGGCTTTGCAATATTCCTCATCGAACACCATCTGCGGGAACAGCCTACGGGCAGCCTCCACACGCTGCATCGCCGCGCCACGGCCCTGATTGGGGATGACCAGCGTATCGAAGCCGGCCTCCCTCAGCGCACCCTCGTAGGTTACAGGCGCAATCTTGTCGTGAGCGCTACCGTCATGCGGCAGGATGCAAAGCGCTTTCTCGTATCCACCATCGCGCAACCATCCCACATGAGTTGCTAGCGGCTGACCGACGGCTTCGTAATAATCGAGGAAACGCACCTCCGCGCCGATGAACTGCACAATCCAGATCGCGGTTGCATCGGCCTTGGCGCCAGTGCCGCCGATGTCCCACACGGCGTAGAAGCGCATCAACGGATCTTCATTGACCTTGCAGATGCGCTTTTCCTGGCGAGCGCGAGTGAGTTGGCTGGCGTAGTAGGCGCCTTCCGCAACGGTAACGAAAGCACCCTCCCAGATATGATCGTACTGGTCGGGACGCTCGCGCATATCGCGCTGCCGCTGACGTTCCAATATCTCGGGAAACCACGGATTATCGCGCCAGTTCATCTCAACGATGTTCACTCGCGGATCATCGGATGCGTGAAAGCGCTTATTGGTGGCGCTGACCTTCCGCTCGGGATTCCATGTCACCCAAAGCTCGCTGTCCTCCTCGCGAAGGGTGGGAACGAGTTTGGTCCATGCTTCTTCGGTGACCGGCTCAGCCTCATCGATCCAAGCCAGTAGAATGCGTGACTTCGACTTGATGCTGTCGATGTTACGGTCGAGGCCATAGAAGCCATAGGAAACGCGGCCGCACTTGGTCCTGATATATTTCTCGCCGATCTCGAAATGCGGCAGCAGCCACTCCTCTTCCCGAATGGCCTCCTTGACCTCCTCAAGCGAACTGTCGGCCAAGCTGTTCATGAACTGCCGGCCGCAAAAGATGATGCCGTATCGACCCGCTGTAGCCCACATATGGGCGCGCACAGCAGTCATCTTGGCGAACGTGCGCGTCTTTGCTGAGCCGCGGCCTCCCCACGCGCCACGAACATCCGCATCGCCCAAGAACACCGGGACGAGCTTTTCAGGCATGCGGATACGAGCTTCCGTCATTTCGCCGGCACGCCCTCTAGAATGATGCGGTGGACATGCTCGCCATCGTTGCCGGAGCCCGCCACCTGCAATGGGATGACCTTGCCAACCAATGTCAGGAACGCCGCAGGGTTCTTTGTGGCCTGTTCCTTGAGATAGGCTATGCCACCGTCAGCGTGAGCCTCGCTCAATGCTTGTATCACCATATCCTTGACCTGAGACGTTGCCTTGTTTGGCACTCCCTTTGGCCGACCCCGCGCAGTTAAATTCGCAAGCGACGCTTCGCTCACGATCTTTTTGTTTCCTATTTTTTTTTGATCGGCGGCCAAGATATCAACCCAGCCCGATGACGCTCAGATTGCGCAGCAGCCAGATCAGCACGAACACCACCGCGATAACGTAGATGATCTGCTTGATGGTCGCATCGATCGGTAGCAGGCCGATCAGGTATAGGACCGCGCCTATGACGATCAGGGTGATCAGCAGTGAGCTCATGCGCCGAGCCTTTCGTGACTAACTCGGCAATCCAGTTATGCTAAATTTTCAGCTCGCAACACGGGTTAAAAAATAGGCCGCGAAATTATTTTTCAGAATATGGATTGATAATTTCGCGTTTCATCCGGCCGTCCTCAGGATCCCACCATATTTTGGTCCAACAGTATGTATGGGGAATTGTCGGCTCCTCGGCCATCCAGTCCTTCACTACCTTAAGCGCGATGTCGGCCAATGTTTCGGGCCTGATCTCCACATAGATTGGGCCGCCAGGTTCCTGCCTCGCACTACCGAGAGGTGCGCCCCTGTAAGCCTCGATCAACGCATCTCGAAGGTTGTCGTCAGCGCTCATACCTGCACCATACCCAATTCTCTCAGTTCGCGCAAAATCCGTTTCGCACTGGAGCGATCAACCAATTTGCACACACGCACCATTGGGCCAATCAACAATGGCTCGCCGTTGGCCTGGCAGCGCATCGCATAATCCAACACCTGCCGACGACGGGTTGTCAGCCTCCCCGCGGGCCTTCCTCGCTTGATGTCGCCGCCCAGGTACAATTCACCCCTCCTCAAACTTTGGTTGATGGAATGAGCAGTCCTTCAATCTTTTGCATTGCCAACGATCTACATCGAACTTCCCGATTGTCCTCCGGACGTCTCCCTGTTTTGGAGGATTGTAGACCATGATATTGGCAGGAACCTCAAACTCGACCGTGCAGAAATAACTACGTTCGTCGCGTGGTCCAAGCCACCGGCATGTGTCGCATCGACTGGGGCTTATTGGCATTCCAGCGACAATGCGATCTATTTGATTGGCAAGTTTTTCGGTCAAATCCAGGTCTTCCATTCCATCACCCCTCCCCTTCGCTCAGGACATGATCGATCATTGCGGTGAAGATGTCCTCCACATCGGGCTTGTCGGACCACCCAATTGGAGCCGCCGCGCGGGCAGCCTCCACCATCCCCTCGTCCACTTGCTTCAGCTCGTTCAGGATGGCGCGGACGACGCGCTCACAATCCTGCCGAGTTGGACCGACGTCGTCAGCTATCGCTCTGACACATTTTTCCAGCATCGTGGTGTCTCTGTGGGTCATGCCCGCCTCGCTCGAAATATAATCACCGCATCCTCGCGCTCGCCGGGATTAAGTTCGTGGTTGCTCGCATCCCTCGGCACGATCTGGAACTCTATCTTGTGAACCAACCTGCAATCACAGCATTGCAAAAGATACGGCGAGAGTGGATGTATCCATTCGGACCAACCATCCTCCATGACTTCAACAGGCTCGCATTCCATCATCTCAATCCTTCTGCTTGCGGGGTGGGGTTAGGCGGCGGAGCCATATTCCGGGCCAACATCCTTCCTTTCACGCCGCTCGGTCATTTCCATATTCCGGGTAAAGCTGGATCACCTCAGCGTCGGGAAAAACGGTCTTGGCTTCGGCAATGATCTGGATCCCGGCAACAAGCGTGGCTAATTCGTCGGGCGTCATGAAGATCACCTTGCGGTCATCTCGTATCTGAACACGGCCCTTGCTGGCCTGCTGCTCGCCAATGACGACGTGGAGGCCGGTCTTGTAGTCGATGCCGACAAGGTAATTGTCATCGTCCTGCAATGGCGCCTCCAGGGCAGCGCAAGCCAATTGCCAGCCCCTCACCATCGCGCCGGCATGTTCGCGCGCCTCGTCGTCCGAGCCCGTTACCATCGCCGCGTTATACAAGCTGATCTGCTCGACCAGATTTTGATGAAGATCCGGATCGACCCGCAGCAACGTGCTCAACCTCCAACGGCTGCGAAACGCCTGCTCAGCCGGCGCGACTTGCGCCATCAATTCGCCCACCAGCGAGGGCTTCGGCCGGCTCACAGCGAAAGCCCACAAAAAGCGTTTGTCACCGATGTCACCAATGTCACTGATTTTCCAGATGAGATCATATGCGCGCGCGTACGCGTATAAGCGGGATACGGAATTTCGGTGACATCGGTGACATCGGTGACGCCCATGCTCACCTGCTCTTTGCGGAAAATCGGTGACATCGGTGACAAATCCCTATCAATATCCATCGTCATCATCCTTAATTACCAGACCTATATTCTTGTAAATCTTACCTTTTATTCCGGCGCGCTGCATGTCTGAGGAAACGAAACCACGCTTCTTCATGGCCTGCCCGAACGACTTGTTTGAGCCCGGATCTTCGCCATGCTCTTTTGCGAACGTGACCCAGTCGGCATAAAATTTCGAACAGAGCTCAAACCGACCCTCGCGCACGTCGCAACGCTCCTCGAACCACTGGCCGATCAAATCCTGGTCCGCGAAATACTCTTTGGTAGCCGCAAGGACCGCCTCGGGACGATCAAGGCCGTCTGCCAACCACTCCCGGCAACCCCGGATTGCCCAGGCTAAAATCTTTCCCCATTCATCCTTCAATTTGCGCTCAAGGAGCCGATCTGGTCTCTCTGGCCTGGTAGTGAAGGGAATGATGTTGAACCGCCTTCGCATGGCATCATCGACGTTGCGAAGGCTGGGCGCGTGGTTGCCGGCGATCATCAGTTTGAACTGCGGCTGGAACGTAAAATTATCCTGCCGCATGAAGCGGGCGGTAATAGGATCCCCGCCTGTCATGGCCTTGATCTTGCTCTCGGCCCATGCCCGCCCCTCTTCCGTCTCGCTTGCCGTGACAAGACGGGCGCCGCGCAACATCGCCAACTCGGTTGAATGACGATCATGTTTAGACGCAGTAAAAGTTTCCATTCCGGAAGTAACGGCATAGTCACCCATAATACCCGTAAAGGTGTTCATGAAAACGCCTTTGCCATTGCCGCCGTCGCCATATGCGAAGCTAAGGGCATGCTCCGTGGTGTCGCCGGTCAGGCAATAGCCGCACCAGCGCTGCAAAAAGCGGATCATGGCCGCATCGCCTGCCATCGCTTCGTGCAGGAATTTGAGCCATAGCACCGGCTCGCCATGCTCGGGCGCGACGGCCGTCTGCTTCGAAATATAATCGTCTGGCTTCGGGTCGGTCAGGAACCCGGTTCGCAGGTCGATCGTGCCCGCCGGCGTGCCTAACAGGTACGGATCCGCGTCCCATATCTCGTGCGTAACAGCGTGGGCGCGATCTGCCCTACAGAAGCGCTCTGCCCCCGATGCTACCGACGCTTTGCACAAAGCGCGCTTGCCGTCTCCAAGGTCACGCGCAAACTTTCGCGCATAATCAATGGCAATGTCGGTCGTATCCTTGCGCCAGTACACGCCGTTCCAGCGGAACCAGTGACCAACGTCATGATCGAAGCGCAAAGTGTCTCGATACTTCTCGGTAAACGCGAGTGCGATGACGTCCTCGGACACCTCCCCAGCAGGGCTCTGCGGCGGCGTGGGCGGAGGTCCGCCCTTTTCTTGTGGAGGCTTTGGCGGAGCGCCTGGGGGCGCCCATTCAGGCTCAGCATTGCCCGGATCCTCAGCAAAATCAGCACGAGCTCTACCTATCGCCCGCTTAACCGATCGAACCGGATCCGGTTGATCGTAACAATGCTCGCTGATTTTATATGCGGAATTGAGTAAGATCCCCGCAATCTCAGCATCGCTTTTACCACGACGGACCAGCCTCCCGGCTACTCTCAGGACCGTTTCAGATCGTTGCGCCGGATCCGTATCCGTGATCAGCGAAAACAACGGATCAACGGACGTGATGCCCAAATCCACGAGACTCGATACAGCGACGGCATCAAGTGATATGTCCTCGCGTGCTCCATCACTTTCGATCGTGAGAGCTGGCAGCGCCTTGTCGAGCGCGTCCATGCTGACGACTTCGCCATTATCGCCATCAATTATGGTTGATAAAACTGGTAAACGACCTCGGGCACGCTTTTTGGCGTCCGGATAGTTTATAGTTCCAGGCAGGCGCATGAGCCTGTCGATGTTGTGGCAGTTGTCTCCACCTAGCAGCTTACAAATGCGCCGATTAATGCGTTCGACCGGAGCCCAGTGCTCGACCAATTCGTCAAGCCTCCAAAAACCCTGGAGACCGTTCCCGCTGTCCAGAATGAACGACGGACGCGCATCCATGTTGCGCAGCGCTTCAAGCGCGGCCGCGCGATCCCAACGGCTTCCGTCTTTAGGAGGGTCCACATCGACATGGGCGAACCGCGCCGCATCAATGTGATCTTTCTTTGGTTTGTGATGATAGCCGCGTCGAACGATGTTCACGGTCCAATAGACGTTATAGCCCTTGGCGTTTTCACGCACGGCGAAGTTAGCGGCCTCTTCAACCTCGGATCCAAGCCAATGACCATAAGGCAGCGGCTGCCCATCTGGTGGGATGACGACGATATGGATGTACTCAGCAACAGTCTGCTTGAGAAAATCTCTTACGATGCCGATGTTGGCGACAGGGATGTCGCGCACTTCGGCCGCGCTCACAGGCTGAAAGCGCCATCGGAAATCCGATAACGCCCATGATTGAAAATCTGATAGCCTTGATCGCGCATCGTTCCCCCCAAGGGCGGTGTGGAGTTGGATCCGCCAGTGCTTCCATCACCAGCGGATCCTAGTTGGTTCGTGGCCCCCTAAGGGGTCATCAGAAGCGTGCCTTCGAGCCGGCGGTGGTTTTTGCCGCTGCCGGCTTCTCCTCTGCGGGGGCATCTTCCTTCGCAGGCGCATCGGGCACCGAGCCGTTCTCGACCCAGTCGACGATGTTCATCACCGGAACGTACAGCTTGCCATATTCGCGGTGAATATAGCTGTCCCGCTGCAACTCGATGATCGGCACGAGCCCTTCGCGCAGACGGTATTCCTTGCCGTACGCTTTGCAGAGATTCCCCATCGCGCCGATGCCGCCTTTCGACGACATGGAAATGGTCAACTGTTCGCCGGTATCAGGATCCGCAACCGGCAATTCATTGGTGAACGACCACGGGTCGATCGGCTTGCCTTCCTTGTCAGTTTCCCATTCATCATGGTTGGTATAACCAAGCTCACCACGAATTTCCGGCTTGTGCCCGTGGGCGAGCAAACCAAAGCGCCGCTCCGCAGGCTTGCCATCTTCCCAGCGGATCCAGCCGATCGACAATTCCGCCATGTTAGCTGCAAGCCGCGTGCCTAGTGGCACCTCCTCGTTGTTCTGACCTTTCTGCCATTCCACCTTGGAGAATTTCAGGAAGTCGCCATTGCCTGACGCGGCTTCCTGTCCATAGGCGGCATATGGATCATATGCGCCATAAGCGGCAACGGCGCCGCCCTGGTTAACTGGTGCTACTGCATTCATATTACACTTCCTTCTTCTACAAGGCTGACTTCCCACCTTGGGAAGTCGAGCCCTCAGGACATCGTGTCATTAAATGACGCAAAGTCCCCTCTGCCCTCATCCCACCTTGGGAAGTCGAGCCCATCATCGACGCGCGCTTGCGCACGCTCGATCTCTTTCTGGAGGCCGAGAATCCCGACATGCATTTCTCCATTTTGTAGAGATTTGCGGTCAGGGATTTCTCCGTCGCCCTCCCACAGAAACGGGAGTTCAGCGCGAAACTGCGCGATCTCGCTCGCGATCTGCATCAAGTAGATTTCAAGATTTTCAGGATCCGAGAAGTCGCCCAACTCGGTCACGATCTCGTGATACCGCTCCCTTGCCGTCGCGCGCGTTTTATTCGGCCCGATCAGCCGATCAGGAACGGTTGAGGTCGCGCGCTTGCCGTAGTCGGCGAATGGATTGCTCATGACGAACGCCCCATTAGAAAGCGCACCATGAGCCAAACTAGAACGCAGCCGATCGCCGTTCCAATTAAGTAAGCATCCCAAGGAATCATTGGCGACCTCCCGCGTGAAGCAGTTCACGGCACTGGAAATAGACATTGGTTTCCGGCGGTAGGGGATCATCCAACGCCTCAAACCCGAACTGCCGGTTCAGCCGGTCACAGTGCCGATCGACCAGGCGCAGCGCGAGGATCCGGACATGCTGCGGCGAAGTCGGCAACCAACTTTCCGAAACACCTTCAACCAGTTCAACCGGATCCACTTGACGGCGTAACCAGCGCATGAAGTCACGCAGCCGCGGTTCGTCGGTAAAGGCTTGCAACCTGTCCTTGCGCAATGCAGCCTTATACGCACGCGTTAGCCGCTGTTTCTCGCGCAGTTTGAGATCGAGCGGGCTAGGCTCTTTTCGTTCCCGCTCACGCGGCGCGGCGGTTAGGCCATATGACGCAAAGGCGTTCACGCCGCTTCGCTTTCCGGCACGGTGAACAGATGCGGCCACAGCGAGCGAAACCAGCGCTCGGCGGTATCGACGGAGCGAAACACGCCGCCGCGAAAGCCGTTGTTGACCAGCCAATTGCCGAAATCGATTTGCTCGGGCTTCAACTGCCCGGTGCGGGTTTTAAGCTCCGCCCAGGCCAGTTCCCCATCTGCCATCGCCAGCAGATCCCACGTACCTTTATGCAATCCTTCCGCTTTCATGCGGATATTGCCGTAGGCGCTGCGCTGCCCCTGATTAGGGATCGCGAGGATTCGAAGTCGCGGCGCCACCATCCGTAGCCGATTCAACAGGCGTACCTGGATGCCATGCTCGTCGCCTTCGTCGGCCACGGTCGGCGGATCGACGTGGAACAGGAAGGCGCTCATCAAAACGCCCCCATCGTTATCGGTGCATGATTATGCTGGCAGCCAATGTCACGACGCACGCCGCAGCGCTGGCAGGGATCGCGAGATACGTAGATATGCTGGACAA